ATACCATGTCACAAATAAACTCATTTGACCTCATCTCCGATCTCCACAAAGATGCTCGTGGCTTTCGCCCACGGGGTGCTTGGTTTGACGATTTTAACTCTCGCACAGATGCCGAAAAGCAGGCAATCTTTGACGATCTCTGTGAAGAACTCCGTGAAAACGAGGCTATGGAATTGGCTAATGAGGAGCATTGCCTCGGCGAGTTTCGCGCCCTTCTGAAAACTCAGATGGATAGTTTTGGTATTGATTGGAAAACCGCGCTTGAGTGGTTAGCAGATGCAGAGGAAATTAATGTCGATTTTGACCAAGACCTTGAACATTTTCTCTGGGGTTTTGGTATAGGAATCCCTAATATGAGAAAGATTAAAGCTTTGTATAAAGCTTAATGAAAGAAGCCTCGATTTATCGGGGCTTTTTTTTATATAAATACATTAGTAGTCTCAACAGAGGAAAGATTTAATGATCACATTTAAAAGTTATATTGTCGAGCAAAAAAATACTCATATGACTCATATAGAAGATAAAGTGATTTACGGTGGCGTAAAAGGTACACGCGAAGCAATCTTTGCTCTTATTGGATTAAGGGATATGCTCGGTGGCGTAAAGAAAGGAAAACTAAGTGTTAAATGGGACGGTGCTCCTGCTGTATTCGCTGGTATTGATCCGAGTGATAACCGCTTTTTTGTTGCCAAAAAAGGCATCTTCAATAAAAATCCTAAGGTGTATAAATCTTCAGATGATATTGATGCTGATACTTCTGGCGACCTCAACAGTAAACTCCAAGAAGCATTCCAGTACACATCAGCACTGGGAATTAAAGGAGTTATTCAAGGGGACTTCCTGTATTCAAAATCAGATTTGTCTACCAAAACAATAGAAGGAAAAAAATATGTCACTTTTCATCCTAACACAATTGTTTATGCAGTGGATGCGGACTCGCAAGCAGCAAAAGATATAAATGCTTCTAAAATAGGCATCGTTTGGCATACAACATATACAGGCAATTCATTTGAAAATATGAAGGCATCTTATGGAGTTGATATATCGAAATTTAAAAAATCTACTAACGTCTGGTCACAAGATGCTATGCTTAGAGATTTGACAGACGTTACAATGTCAAGTAAAGATACAGAGGAAGTAAACAAAAACCTCACTTCAATAGGAAAATTATTCAATCAAATATCTTCTACCACACTAAAGCAGTTAGAAAATAATCCTGCTCTTGCTCAGTCTATAGAAACTTTTAATAACACATATGTTCGCAAAGGCGAAGTTATTGGAGACACTAGAAAGCACGTAGAAAATTTGATTAAATGGCAAACAGCGAGATTTCAAAAAGAAATAGATTCTAGAAAAACAGATAAGGGCAAACAGGCTCAAGTAACAAAACGCGACGAATTGTTGTCTTTTTTCTCCAAAGGTAATAAATCGAACCTTGAAAAGATGTTCGAGCTACAAAAATTGATAGTTGTGGTCAAATTAAAACTTATAAATATACTCAATAGAGTAAAGAAAATTGATACATTTGTTATGACTAAAGACGGCTTCAGAGTGACTGGTGAAGAAGGCTATGTCGCTATAGATACATTAGGTAAAGATGCTGTTAAAATTGTCGATAGAATGGAATTTTCGTATAATAACTTTTCGCCTGAAATACTAAAGGGCTGGGATAACGCAGGAAGATAGAAATGAAAAAATTTGCAGATTTCAACGAAAGTACAGACTTTAAACCACATTTGATGTACAAAGATGGTAAAGAGCAAAAAGCAAATACACACGCTATGCACCTAAAACTAAAATCTGATGGATGGTCACACGAAAAGTTAGATGAATCTTATCCCCTCACACTAATGGATAATATCACAGAAAGTTCTTATAGTATAAAAGTTTCACAAGCTTGGAAAAAAGTTAAATCTCTTCCTAATGTTCGCGGTATAAGTAATTCTGGACAAAATCATGCAAAGAAACTATCTTCTTTGTTGAAAGGTGGTCCCGATAAAGTTACATTTGAGAAATTAGAATTGGCTCTTGGTACTTATGAGGTTCACGCATATACGGCTGCCGAAGATAAGAAAAATCCACATGGAAAAGAAGACCTAGTAAAACTACAGGAATTTTGTGATTCGGTAGATGAAGTTATTGGTGCAATGAAAAATCTACACCAGAGTCAACTTCCTGAAGGTTTTATGGACACTATGAAACAATTGCTGCCCGGCGCAAAAGGAAAACCACAGAAACTTCCGAAAGGTAAAAAAACTGCCATGGAAAATCAGTTTCCATATGCCCGTTTATCAGTTCATAGAATGATAGTAGCTTTACGAAAAGCAAAGGGCACTGCTATGAAGGGTAAAGCGCAGCCGAAAGACCGTAGAGAAAACGAAAGTAGTTTAGGTTATATTTTAGCTCATGTTGAAGATATAGCAAGAACTAGGCACGCCGAACAACCAAACAGTGGCAGGCAGATTCATGATGCTGGGAATATAGACGATGCAACCCAACAATATTTTATGGACAAAATTAGACAAAACGATTGGACAAAAGCTGATCAGGAAATTTTAGATGCTATGGTTGGTAACGGAACAGATGACTATACAAAAGGTGGTGCATATCATGCAAAAACATTGGCCCACGATATCGCCCTTTCGGTAAAGTATGCAAAGAAAGATGCCGGTATTAAAGAATCTGTTGATGAGGCATTGAATATGCAGCAACGCATGGCTCGTGGCAGACAGATGAAAAGAAACAAATCTAAACTAGCACGTGGAAGACTTAAAGCAGCCAAGCGTACAGCATCTAAAGATGTTCTAGCCAAAAGAGCTAGAAAAGCTGCAAGGAGTGCAATTCTAAGTAAAATGACAAAAGGAATGTCTAAGAGTGAATTATCACCTGCAAGAAAAAGAGAACTTGAAAAGAAATTAGAAAAGCCTGCATTTGCAACAAAGATTTCGAGAGTCGCGCAAAAATTACTTCCTAAAATGCGTAAAACTGAAATTGCCAGAAGAGCAAACAGAAACAAAGGCTCTAGTAACTAATGACTTCTTTTTCATCATTCAAGGACTATTTGGTCGAGGATCAAAAGATTGTTTATTTTACTTTTGGTAGAATGAACCCTCCCACAATTGGTCATGGATTACTATTAGACGCTTTATCAAAGGCATCTGGTAAAAATCCATATAAAATTTTTCTGTCACATTCGAGTGATGATAAGAAAAATCCACTTAAATATACAGATAAAGTTAAATTCGTTAGAAAGATGTTTACTAAGCATTCCAGAAGTGTAATACTAAACAAAGATATTAAAAATGTTTTTCAAGCAACGTCTTCCTTATTTGATGATGGTTATAAACAAATTGTCATGGTTGTAGGATCAGATAGAGTAGATGAATTTAAAGGCATTCTGAATAAATATAACGGGAAAGAAGGTAGACATGGATTCTACAATTTTAAATCTATCTCGGTTGTTTCTGCAGGACAAAGAGACGCTGATTCCGAAGGTGCCCAAGGTGCATCTGCAACAAAACAGAGAAAATATGCAGCATCTAATGATTTTACAAAATTTAGCCAAGGTCTTCCAGACCGCATGTCTGATAAAGACGCGAAAGGTTTGTTTAATGCAGTTAGATCTGGTTTAGGTCTTAAAGAGCAAAAAGATTTTAAAACGCATATTCAGTTGGCTACTGTGTCGGCTACCCGTGAGGAGTTTGTCAAGCGTAGCGTTTTTAACGAAGGCGATTTTGTTAATATAAAAGATATTCAAGAAAAAGCAATAATAAAATCTAGAGGATCAAATTATCTCATTCTTGAAAAAGAAGATGGCTCTACTGTTCGAAAATGGTTAGATTCTGTTGAATCACTTAATGAAGCAGTTAAAAAAGTTGCATCGCCCAAGTGGAAAAAATCTGGCGCTAATGGAGAAAAAGAAATTACATTCTCTACTGGTCGTCGCTTCCAAATTGAGAAACAATATGACCAAAATGAGCGCCATGCAGGTGAATGGAAAGTTATGGAATGGAATAAAAGTACACGCGATTGGGAATGGCATGAAACATACAGCCCACAATGGCATGCGAAAGAAATGGTCATGGAACTGGGCAAATACGATTCTAAAGGCAAAAAAGTTAGCGAAGATTTTGCACAAGAACCTATAATCGAAGCTCAAGAAATTGGCACAGACTCTTATCGCAAACATGCAGAGAAAAAATATATACCTAGTGCGGACGTGAAAGAAGGTCCAGCTATGGACGATGTATCTAATAAGATATCGCAAGAAAGAGAAAGATTAGCAGTTTCACACGACAGGATGAAAGCATCCGCTATAAAAAGAGATGAAAGAACGAAAAAATTAAGACAAGATAGACTGAAAAGGCAAACAGAAAGCTTTAATATCGAAGAAAAATTATCTGTATCTGACGGAATGTCTGCTTGGATAAAAGATTTTGAAACTTCAGATGCTCCTCAATTTAAAAACGCAGACGCTAAAAAACGTAAAGAAATGGCTATTGCAGCATATATGGATAAGAAAAACAAATGAAAAGTTTTAGACAATTTATAGAAGGTAAAGGTCATTATCGCTCTACTGAAAGTGGCGCTGGCATGACACAAAAAGGCGTTGATGCTGTTAATAGAAAAACTGGTGGTAATTTGAAAACAGCAGTCACAGGTACAGTTAAACCTGGATCAAAAGCTGCTGGTAGAAGAAAATCGTTTTGTGCTAGGATGAGTGGCGTAAAAGGTCCTATGAAAGATAAAGACGGAAAGCCAACAAGAAAAGCTATGTCTTTGAAAAGATGGAAATGCTAAATGGGTAAGTCTAGAAATCTTGCGGAATTAGGCGCAGGAAAATTAAACACACATTTAATACCAGTTTCAGATAGTGCATACGACTTAGGACATTCTGATTATAAAATACGTTCAATATATGTTAGTGGCAACACACTTTATCTAGGCGATAGCGGCTCTATATCTGCTGGACCAGACGGTATCGAAGTGGCAGCACTAAAAATAGGCTCTGGAGACACCAAGGTCATTCTCTCAGCACAGTCTGGCGGCAAACTTCAAATTAAAGAAGAAAAAGATTCTGCTGGCGCAGCAGAACCAGCCGAGGTAGATTTTGCTTCTGAAAATTATGTTGCGACTACTATATCATCAACAGTTGATAGTGCATATGTAATTGCCAGAGCATCTATACCCTCAATAGTAGATAGTGCATACGTGACTGCCAGATATCCTATATCCACAATAGTTGATAGTGCATATGTGATTGCCAGATCACCCGCAATAACTGCAGGAATAACATCATATCTCTATACTGCGACAGCAGGACAGCTAGTGTTTGCAGGTCCAGACGATAATGGCAATACATTAGATTTTACAAGCAATAATGTTTTTGTGAATATAAATGGAGTTATGATAGTCGAAACTTTAGACTATACTTTAACACCCTCTAACACAGTTACAACGGTAACAGGATTAAGCGCAGGCGATCAACTAAGTGTTACAGTATTTGCTCCTGCATCTTCAGAAAATCTAACTTCTATATTTGATTCCAGTTATTTAAGTTCAAGATTAAGCACAATTTATCCTTCTGAGATAACGCAACGTGAATATGTATATACAGCAAATGCCTCTCAATTGACATTCACAGGTGCAGATAGTAGCGGAACATCGTTAGCGTATAATTCTGATAATGTTGAAGTTTTTGCTAATGGTATTAGACTATTCAAATCAATTGATTATACAGCTTCAACTGGAACGAGTATTGTTTTAGCAGATTCTATGGGCATAGGAAGTAGTATAGTTATTGTTGATAGATCAAGTTTGTTTGGTCTAGATATTACTAAAAGTTTAAATATAGGCACAGAATCAATACCCTCTACATCAACATCGACTGGTATTAAAGGAACTGTACTTACAGACGCAACTCACATGTACGTCTGCACCGCTACAAATGTTTGGGTAAGATCATCTATCGACACCTCTTGGTAATACGGAATAATTAGAAATGGCATCAATAGGCAGAAATTTATCTAAGCTTTTGGGAAATAGTAGTACTTTAACGGATGAGGATTTAGAAACTATTTCAATTTCTACTTATGCGAATTTATCGTCTTTACCTTCTTCGCCGGTTGCAGGAACAAAAGTCTATGTTACAGATACATCTAAATTCTGGCTTTGGATAGGAACAGCTTGGAGATCAATAGATTTTACGAATGCAACTCCTAGTTCTATTACCGGAATTAACGACACATATACGCTAAATTCGACTCCAGAAACGATAGTCGCAACAGCTACAGATGCGGATGGTACACCACTCTCATGGTCTTGGGCAATCACTTCGGGTTCTCTCAACAACGGCGGCGGCATTACTGCACATATAGCAAATACAAACAATGTTTTTATTATTAGCGGAACAAGTAATCCAGCATTTTCAGGAACATTTGACGTTACATTTTCAGTTACGGACAATATAGCAAATGCAGTAACATTTACCTCGACAATTACTTGTAATGGTTCATAAAGTCAACATAAAATTTATATAAATAACACTAACAATACAAATAAAAAATTGGAATAAATCAATGGCCACAGGTACTGATAAAAGACTAGACAGAATTGAAGAAAAAATAGATGTTTTGTCAGATGCATTGGTTACTATAGCTAGATTTGAAGAAAAAATGGACGCATACGCAAAATATAGAGATGATTCTTGGGCTAGAATGAATAAGTTTTCAGAAAAGCTTGATCAGATAGATAAAAAAGTAGATGAGCAAGGTCATACAATTCATGTGATCAATAAATTATTTTGGTTGGCAATTGCTGCCGCCGCGACTGCCGTAGCAGCACAAGTGTTAATGTAAGGAGAAAACAATGAACACTAATGATATACAAAACAATATTGCCAACGCATACCTTAAGATGCAACAGGATTTAGTTGAAAAATCTAAAGTCGGTGAGGACAATACAAAT